CGCTGCGGCTATCGCCATCGGCGGCATCCCGCCGCGCATCCAGCTTATCGCGCCTCCCGGCACGCTGCGCGTCATCCGCGATGCCATCAGGAGCGCCTGGGATGCCCGCTGGCCGCATGGAACCAGTTACCGGGTACTCTGGCAGCAGAACGACAACGAGAGCGTCCCTGAGCCCGGCGAGGCGCGTGCGTGGGTGCATGTCGTGGTGGACTTCGACGGCGAGGATGTGCGCGCCTATGCCGGCGGTCGCGAGGCATCAGACCGCGAATGGCGCGGGACGGTCGAGATCCGTGTCATCGCTGAGACGGGCTACGGTGACGACGCCGCGCTCGACCTGCTCGATGACGCGGTCAGCGTCTACCGCTCGCGTCGCGAGGCCGGGCTATCCTTCCTTGAGGGCTCCACCGAGATCTTCGACAGCGCGACCGAGGACGGCGCGTGGTTCATCCGTGGCACGATGCTGCCCTGGACCTACGAGTACCGGGCATGAGCCTCCGCACCACGATCCGCACTGAGATCAAGGCTGTCTGGGACGCGCGCTGGCCGCACGGCGAGACCTACCGCGTCATCTGGCACGAAAACGCGCATCCCGACACGCCGACACCGGGCGAGGTGCAGCACTGGCTGCATCTGCACACCGAGTTCAGCCGCGAGGAGATGCGCGCGTTCGGCGGCGGCTCGCTCGCCAATGAGCGGCTCTGGTTCGGCGCGGTCGCGGTTCGCGTGTTCAGCGAGGTCGGCATCGGTGAGGATGTCACCCTCGACCTTCTCGAGGCCGCCGTCGTGGCGCTACGCGCGCGGCGCGCCGGCAATCTGACCTTCGTCGGACCTATCGTCGGCATCGCCGACACAACACGCTCAAACGGCGCGTGGTATAGTCGCGGCGCGTCGATCCCGTTTCAATATCGCTTCCAGGGCTAAGGAGACCCGATCATGCCGATTTCCGAAGGCGTGCAGTCACGCATCGTTTACAAGGCGTATTCCAGCGGGTCGATCACGGCCAACAGCGAGCCGGACACCGCGACCGACCCCGGCACGTCCGGCGGTCAGGTGCTGCGGCGGGTCTCGTCCAGTCTCAACCTGGTCAAAGACAGCTATCAGTCCGAGGAGATCCGCACCGACCGGCAGATCGCGGACTTCCGCCACGGGCTGCGACGCGTCGAGGGCTCGATCTCGGGCGAGCTGTCGCCGGGTACGCAGTTTGAACTCCTCGTCGCCGCGCACCGCGACTCGGCGGTGTCGGCGCTGTCGCTGGGCAATACGCAGTTCACCTCGGTGACGAGCGACAATTCAGCCTCGACGTTCACGTTCACGGCGGGCGATCCGGTGACGAGCGGTCTGCGCGTCGGCGATATCATCCGCTTCGGCACGCTCGCCGCGACGGCGAACAACGACCGCAATTTCGTGATCCGGTCCTTCGGGGGCGCGAGCAATCGCACGGTGACGGTGTCGCCCGCGCCGACCACCGACGCGGTGGCCGACACCAGCTTCACCGTGACGCGCCCCGGCAAGACCACCATCGTCCCGGCCAGCAGCTTCACGGCGCGCAAGTTCGGCGTCGAGGAATACCGCGAGGATCTTGACCTCTCGCGCCTCTTCACCGAATGCCGCGTGTCCGGCTATTCGCTGTCGCTCCCGGCCACCGGCCTCTCGACTGTGGAGATCCCGTTCATGGGGCGCAACGCGGTCTCGCTCTCGGCGGGCAGCGCGCCCTATTTCACGGCTCCCACCGCCGCGACGACGTCCTCGGCATGCGCCTCGGCCAACGGTCTGATCCTGTCGCCGGATGCGGGCTCGTCGCCGCTCGGCATCGTCACCGGCATCGACATCTCTCTCGATCTTGAGGCCGAGATGCAAGCGGTGATCAACCAGAACATCGCGCCCGAGATCTTCCTCGGCCGCGCGAACGTCACTGGCACGGTGTCGGCGTTCGTGGAAGATTTCGCGCTGTTCAACGCCTTCCTCAATGAGACCGAGCTTCAGCTGATCGTGCGCGTCGATAGTGGTTCGGCGGCGAATGCCGATGCCATCTGCATCTATTTGCCGCGCGTCAAGCTCGGCGGCGCGGACATGCCGCTGTCCGGCGCGAATGGTCAGACGATCTCGCTGCCGTTCCAAGCGCTGCGCTACACCGGCAGCGCCGCCGGCAGAGACACGACCACCATTCGCATCCACGACACGGCGGCTTGAGTATGTCGCGTTTCTCTGGTCTTGGCGCGTCGGTGGACAAGCCGACGCGCTGCTATCTCTCGATCCCCGTCGCCGGTCGTCCGCCGCTGCTGTCGCGCGACGGCGATCCGGCGTACATCGACTGCCTGTCGCTCGACAGCCGCGAGGCTGGCGCGCAGCGTCGCGCATCCGCCATCGCGCGCCTCGACCGCCGCGCGGCGAAGTTGACCGCCGACGACATCGAGGCCGAGCAGGTCGCGATGCTGGTGGCGCTCATCACCGGCTGGCGGCTCTACTCGCTGGCCGGCGATCCGCTCGACGTAGAGTGCGACGAAGCGGCGAAGCGCGAACTGATGAGCGATCCGACGTTCGCGTGGGTGCGCCGCCAGGTCGAGGAGCATATAGGCGATCTGGGAAACTGGTTGAGCGCGACGGCGAACTGATCGCCTTCGCGCATCACCGTTTCGACCTCGACCTGCCGCGCAAGGGCGGTCGCAAACGCGACCACCTGGAGAGTGTCGCGCGGCAGCTAGGACGCCGCCCTGCGGGCCTCGACGGGCCACCGCTGCCCGCCTGGGGCGAGCACATCTGGTCGGCGTGGCTGGATCTTCACCAGGGCCGTCGCGTCGGCTTCAACGGTTCCGAGCCGCTGTCCTGGGCCGATCTCGACGCATGGTCTCGGTTGACCGGCGCGGAGATGCGGCCTGACGAGGTGGCACTGATCATGCGAGTGGATCGCGAGTTCTTCGCCGTGCGCGGCGAGATCGAGGGGAAGAAATGATCAACGCGCCGAAAGAATCGGTCCTCCGCGCTGGCCTCGACGCGAGCGAATACACGCGCGGCGCGCAGGAGATCGACCGAGCGAACGAAGCTATGGCGGCGAGCGCAGCCGAGGTCGAACGCGCGAACCTGACCGGGGCACAGGCGCTTCAGGCATTTGAGGAGGCCGAGCGTCGCTCGGCCAAAGCGAAGAACGAACTGGCGCGCTCGCAGAAGCTGATCGCCGAGGCCGTGCAACGCGGCGCGATCACCGAGGAAGATGCGGCGACGAAGAATGCCGCCGCTCAATCGCGCTACGAGCAAGCCCTGCTCAGGACGTCCGAGCAGACGCGCCGCACATCGTCCTCTCAGGAGGAGATGACGCGGACCATCGTGTCATCCGCGGCGAGCATGGATCGCCTCCAAGGATCGCTCGACAAGGGATTCGCCTCGCAGCTGCGCTACGAGCAGATCGTGGACCGCGTCAACTCCGCGATGGAACGCGGGCGCATATCGCAGGAGCGTGGCGCGCAGATCATCAGCCTTGCCCAGCAGCGGTACATGGCCGCCGCGACGGCGACTGCGGCGATGGGGGCGGCGACTGCGGCGGCGGCGACATCAAGCAGACAATTCGGCTTCGTCGCGCAGCAGTCCGGCTATCAGCTTGGCGACTTCGCCGTTCAGGTCGCCAGCGGTCAGTCTGCAATGGTCGCGTTCATCCAGCAAGGTTCACAGTTCCTCGGGATCTTCGGGGCATTCGGCGCAATCGCTGGTGCCGCGCTCGCCATCGGCGGCGGCATCTACATGATGTTCGACAAGATGGCCGAGAACGCGAAAGCGGCGACAGACGAGGTCTCTTCCTTGACGGAAGAGATCAAGCGCATGAGCGAGGAGAGCGCGAAGCGCGGAAGAGGACAGACCGGCATTCGCGCGAATGTGCGGCTTGAGAGCTTGATGGCCGAGCGCAATCGCCTGTCCAGTATGATGACTACAGGCGGCGGCGCAGCGGCGTCGAGCGAGATGTCAGGAATAGTCGAGGCTCAAGCGGCGGCAAACGTCGCGGCCATTCAGTCGCAGATCGACGCCATCAATAAGCTGATCCGAGAACATGATCGGCTCGTTGAGGAACAAGAGCAAGTGGACATGAGCACCGCCAACTTGAAGCGAAGCGGCGAGGAGTTCGAGGAGCAGAAGAAGCGCGAAGCCGAGGCCGTCCGCGACGCCGCTCGAGCGCAGGAAGAAGCCGAACGCGCGCGCCAGCGGTTCCTATCCGATGTCATGTCCCTAGAAAACACCCTCGACCCGCTGACCGCCGCGACACGACGCTGGGCCGATCAACAGGCGCTTTTGGCCCAGGCTCTCGACGCCGCCATCATCAGCCAGGAGCGGTACAACGAACTGGTCGCGATGTCGGACGAGGCGTTCCGCAAGGCCACCGAGAGGCAGACCGAATACCTGACCGGCATCGAGAAGCAGTCGCGCGAAAACGAGAACCTTGCGCGCGATCTCGGCCTGTCGTTCCAGTCCGCCTTTGAGGACGCGATCCTGCGCGGTGAGAAGCTGCGCGGCGTGCTGGCCGGGATCGCACAGGATATCGCGCGCATCATCCTGCGCCAGACGGTCACGACGCCGCTCGCCGGTCTCGTCATGGGCGGGCTCTCTAGCGCCTTCGGCGGGCTGTTCGGCGGATCCAGCCTCGGCGACATTCGCGGGCCGGGCGGATCGACCAGCATTCCGTTCGGCGGGCCTCGCGCTCTCGGCGGGCCGGTCGAGGCGGGCAGCGCCTATCTGGTCGGGGAGCAGGGGCCGGAACTGTTCATGCCCGGTCAGTCGGGCCGCATCATCCCGAACGGACAGACCGGCGGCACCGTGGTCAACCAGACGATCCAGATCAGCGTCGGCGTCGCTCAGACCGTCCGCGCCGAGATCGCCGCGCTTATGCCGGCGATCAAGCGCCAGACCGTCGATGCGGTGGCGGACGCCAGGATGCGCGGCGGATCGTTCGCGGCGGCGATGGGAACCTGACCATGACGATCACCTATCCGATCTCCCTCCCGACATCCGGCGGCTACGCGCGCGTCGAGTTTCGCATGGGCAACGTGGTCGGCGTTTCGACGTCGCCTTTCACCCTCCAGCAGCAGCTGGTCCGTCACCAGGGCGCGCGATGGGAGGCGGACGTCACTGTCGCGGAAATGGAGCGTCCCGCCGCCGAGGAATGGATCGCCGCACTCGCGTCGCTGTGCGGTGCGTGGGGCACGTTCCGCCTAGCCGATCCTGGCGGCGCGACGCCGCGTGGCACATGGGCCGGAACGCCTCTGGTCAAGGGCGCGGGCCAGACCGGCGAGACGCTGCTGGTCGATGGCTTCTCGGCGGGCGCGACAGTCAAGGCTGGCGATTATTTCCAGGTCGGTGATCGGCTCTACAAGGTGCTGGTCGATGCGACCGAGAGCAGCGGCGAGATCACGCTCGATATCTGGCCGCGTCTGCGCGAGAGCCCGGCGGATAACGCCGTCGTGACGACGAGCGCCGCCAAGGGCTTGTTCCGCCTCGCGTCGAACACGCAGGGCTGGGCGCTACAGGGCTCGGGCTTGCGCTATACGCTCGCCTTCGGCGCGGTCGAGGCGATCTGATGTCTCGAGACCTCACCGCATCCGTCATCACGCAGCTGCAAGCCGCGTCGGTCGAGGTCGGCATTTTGTTCGAGGGCGAGTTTGCCTCGGGCTGGGTGCGGCTGTGGTCCGGCATCGGGAGCCTGTCGTGGGACAGCAAAACATGGAACGGCGTCGGCACGCTGCTCGGCATCTCCGCTATCGATGAGACGAACGAGATCCGCGCCTCGGGCCTGACGGTGTCGCTCTCGGGCGTGCCATCTGATCTGCTCGCCGCCGCGCTTGGTGACGCGCGCTCGGGCAAGACCGGCCGCGTCTATCTCGCCTTCTTCTCCGGCGGCTCGGTCGTGGCTGACCCGGTGCTACAGTTTGAGGGCCGTCTCGACGTTCCGGCGATCGAGGACGGCGAGGACACCGCGACAATCGCCATCAGCTACGAGAGCGAACTGATCGACCTGGAGCGCGCTCGCGAACGCCGCTACACGCCTGAGGATCAGGCAATCGATTACCCCGGCGACCTCGGTTTCGCGTATGTTGCGAGCCTACAGGACGCGCAAATCACATGGGGCCGCTGATGATCGCACGCCGCGAAGATTGGCCGTCGAGGCTCGCCGCCACGCTCGAGGATGCGCGCGACAAGCCGTTCGTGTGGGGCCAGCACGACTGCGGCTTGTTCGCTGGCGACTGCGTGCTGGCAATGACGGACGTCGATCCCGTCGCGCTCTATCGCGGCCAATACACCGACGAGGAAGGCGCGCGCGCCACCATGCTCGCGCTGTCCGGCGGCGGGCTGCGTGCGGTGTGGACGCGCGCCCTTGGGCCAGCGATGAACAACACGCTGATGGCAAAGCGCGGCGACGTCGTGCTGGTCACGACCGACTACGGTGAGACCGAGGCCACAGGGATCGTCGCAGGAGCGCGCGTGGCGTGCCTCTCGCAGTCGGGGCTATTGATGATGCCCTCGCGCTGCATCGTCGCTGCCTGGGGCGTCTGATGGGCTTTATCGTCGCCCCTATCGTCGCTCTGGTCGGCGGCGCTTCTATCGGCGCAGCGCTGGTGACGGCAGCGGTTGGCCTCGTTGCTTCGATCACGCTATCGGCCATCGCCGGGTCGATTTTCCGTCCGAAGCAGCCGAAGTTCAGCGACCCGTTCGCGGGCGCGCAGCGCACGCAGACCGTGCGCGAGCCGATCACACCGTGGCGCGTGATCTATGGTCAGGTGCGGACCGGCGGCGCGATCACGTTCCTTCACACCACCGACAGCAATTCCAAGCTGCACCTCATCATCACGCTCGCCGGTCACGAGGTCGAGGAGATCGGCGACATCTACTTCGATGACGAGATCGTGCCGCTGGACGGCGCGGGCGAAGCGACCGGCAAGTATGCCGGGTATGTTCGCGTGCAGAAGAAGCTCGGCACCGACACGCAGACGGCCTTCTCCGACCTCATCACCGAAGCATCGGACAAATGGACCGCCGACCACCGGCAGCGTGGCCGCGCGTGCATCTATGTGCGGCTGACGCACAATTCCGACCTATTCGCGAGCGGCATCCCGAATATCACGGCGGTGCTGAAGGGCAAGAAGGTCTACGACCCTCGCA